CCGTTCCATCGGCGGCCACTGATTGGGAAGACCGCTGCGTACACGCCGCCGTCGTCATCAATGTCGCGCAGAGGCGGCAAGTCCATGATCTCGCACTGCGTAACGGCCGGCAGGCCTACGGGCACGCCGGGCGGAGTCTGCCCCGCTACTACGCTCGTTGTGTACGCCGCGCTGGAATGGTCAACTGCCTCCCACTGCACCAGTCCGCCAGCCTCGCTCTTGCGCACAATGCGCACGGTGTAAGTGGTCTGTGGCAGCGCCAGGTTGACCACGTCGCCCGGCTCCAGCGCGGCCCACTTGCGCGTGGTCGCAAATTGACGCTGGTTGCGGGCGACCCACGCCTCAGAAAGCAACACTTGCGCAGCCTCTGCCGCGCGCTGGTCTGTCAGGGCAACTGGGATGTCCAGCTCGAGCACCTGCTCGCTGCCGGTGATCATGCGGCGTGCGCTTTGCGCACCGACTTGATAGTCTGCATCAACGGCCCGGTAGCGTAGTGTCATACGGGCCGGCAGGTCGGTTTCCTGCGCGCGCGTGGAGACTACGAGATCAACAACATCATCGCCGGCCGTGGCGCCCAGATCGTCGGCGTTGATGGTCGCCACGGCGGCGCTGTTGCGGCCGGCAAATCTCAATTGCGTGCCGCTCTCCACGCCGGTGAACGGGTACACGCGGCTAAGCGCCTCGATAGCCGAGCGCGCGGTCTGCGGCTGACTGACGCCATACCCGATGACCGGGTCAGTTAACGTGGACGACGAGAGTTGGCCGACCGTCAGCCCCGCACGCTGACACAGGCCATTAATCACCTGCGAGACCGTGCGCGTTCCGGTGCTGCCGCCGGTCAGGCGGCTGTAGACGTAGATGCGGGTGACGTCACCTTCGGTCGTGCCGAGCACGCAGCACAGCCCGCGGTCTGCGTTGAGCGCTACGGAGCCGGTAACAAACTCCATGCGCGGCCGACGGGCGGTCGAGCCATCGAACAGCAACACGCGGCGCAGCACGTTGTCGCGGTCCAGCTTGTAGACCGCGAGATCACCGTCGTCCAGATACACCCACATATGCGTGAGGTCGGACTCCAGCATGGCGGCTTCCCGGCGGCCGCTGAATTGATTGACCGGAGAGACGCCGAAGGTCAAGAAGTCTTCGCCATTCACCGCATCGACCGTACCGCTGCGCACCAGCTCCGGCCCCACGCCGTTCCATCGGAACAAGTACCAGTTGCTCGGCGTCGAGTAGACTGTATACGTGAGCACAACGTAGTGCAGACAGTCAACGCACGCGACGAGACCGGCCAACTGCAAGCCTTGAATCGGCGTACCTGTTTCGAGGCTCTGGATTGACTCGCTTACGTTGTCAAAGCGCAGAAAGCGCTCGGGCGAGTCCTTCGTGATGTGGTTGAAGATCGTGTAACCGGACTCGCCGAGCTGCCAGCCACCCCAATAAAACCCGTTCGGCGGGTCATTGAGGACGCCAAACGGCGGCAGGTTGGACTCGCCGTAGGAAGCTGAGGTGGCGCCGATGTAAGCGCCAGTCACCTCGTACAGCCGGGTCTGCCCCATATTTCTCGAGCTCAGCGTGCGGATGATGCCGCCGCCAAAGGTGCTGATAATGGGGTCTTGTCGGAGTGGCGCGGAGTTCAGTCGGTACAGCGGCTCGGTGGGCGCGGCCACGTCCAGCACCCTGAAGCCGGGCTCCAGGTCGCCGTTCTCAACGACCTCGAAAGACAGGTTGGGTATCCGGTTGCCGTAGTCACCGAGGGCAAGGTCTCGGAACACGACGTAGGCCAGGCCGCGATAGGCGGGCACGTTGCCTACGCCGAGCGCGGCCTCAATGGTCGGGTCCGGCATTTGCGTTTGCGTGCCGGTGTAGACGGTGATCACGTCGCCCACGTTGATACTGGCGGCCACCGCCTCGGCGTCTGCGGTGGCGCTCACGTCATATACCAGGCGCGAGTCGGCCCAGATGCGCAGCACGCCCGCGATTGGACCCTCGCACAGGCCCACGGCGAAACTCGCATCGTAGGTGTATGAGACCTGCGTCTGCTGCGGGCCGCCCTTGCCGCCTGCGTCACGCTCTTGGCGCGTCTCTCGGATGTCCGCGGCCCAGATGATGTTGCCGGTCAACCTCCATTGGCCGTACACGACCGGGATGGTCACGCCGTAGGTGCTCGCCTGCACCGTCAGCTCGGACAGGCGCGGCCCCTCGGCGGTGATCTGCTCCGGGAATAACCACCAGCCTACCGCGTTACCGATAGTGCCGCCGACGGCAGCGCCGATTGGCCCGCCGATAAACGACCCGGCCGCCTGACCGATCAGCGTGAGTCCACTTCGCGCCGCGGTGTCGCTCATACGTACTCCACGCCCGGCAGCTCGAACCCAGTGACCAGTCGCACCCACCACACGTCGTCGAGCCGGTGCTCGATAACGCGACGCGCGGGCGCGCTCGCGTGAATGATCGACAAGCCGCCGTGGGCGTAGTCACCCACTACTGCGAGATGCGTGGGGTAGGACTCGAAGCGCAGCACGGCCACGTGGCCCGGCTGCAGGCTGGGCAGCGGCACGCCCCGCATGTGCTGCGCGCACAGCCGGGTAAGCGTGGCCCCGTCGGCAGTGCGATCGTAGGGCGGCAGGTCGGCGTGCAGCAGTCCCAGCTCGCGCGCCACACCGGCCACTAGGCCCACGCAGTCGCAGGCCACGTTCTTGACGCTGGCCTGATGCTGCCATCGCGTGCCCAGCCAGCCGCGAGCGGCAGCCACAACCTGTTGCGAGGTCACGCTCATCAACTGCCCCCGTAGCGCAACGTCTTATCAACGCCGGGCACGTGTGGGAATCCACGGAAATTGACGACATTGCTGAACTTGTTGGCGCAATGGTTAGTCGTCTTGTTGCAACCCTCGACGACGGTGAACTGGTCAGCCACGGCAATGAGGGTTGGCATGTCGAGAACGAGCTGAACACCGCCCGCCCCGTCGTTGTTGAGCACCTCCATTTGGCGGCCCGCGTTGCCGCCGCTGGTCCAGGTCAGGCGGCCGCCAGCGTACACACCGGCAGCGCCAGGCAGGGTCGGGCTAACAAACTGCCGCGCGCTAAGCACGGTCGCAACGGTGTTGCTCTGAGTGCGCGAGGTCAGGTTGACGCCGCAGCGCGCATCACCCAGGTCTGCATCGCAGGTCGGAAGGTACGTGCGAGTGATGGTCCGCTGCAGCGTGTTTGTAAGGCCGCGAACCTCGACTCGCCAGGTGCCGTTAGCGCGCTCGACCTCACCAAACTGGCCGACGCGCAGCATTAGTTCGCCCTGCGACAGGTTCGCCGCGTTGACCTGCGACACAATCACCTGCGCGGCGTCCCACACGCCAGCCTCTAGGTCCGCCTCGGTGATGTCGCTGCCAGACAGCAGGCCCAGCACCTCGAGATTGTCAGTTGACAGGTCGGCGCCCGATACGACGGCAGATCCGCTGGCGCCGCTGCGCGCGCGGTATAGGACCGACTGATACTCGATATCGTCGTCAGAATCAGTAAAGCCGAACACCTGCGCATCACGGCGCGTGACTCTCACCAGCGTGCGCAGGGTCGTGACCTCTTGCGCGAGATGTTCTTGCAGACCAGTGGACAGGGTCTTCATACTCGCACCTCGACGAGCTGCGTCTGCCACGCGTACAGCAGCTCGGATTGCGTGCGGTCGATAATCTGGATGCGAGCCTCGTCGGACTCAAAGCGCACTGGCACGTCAAACTCGCCAGACCACGTCAGCGTCTCGGTCGGCTGCGGGAAAAATCTGGCCTCGCCGCCAGTGGCCGTAAGTCCGCTAGTGGCAGTGCCCAAAATAACGACGGCGCCGCTTACGCCCGCGACCGAGTGGCTGCGATTGTTGAGCACGGCGGCCGCGGTGCCGGTAACGCCGGTCACCCACACGCGGCCGCCCGCGATCAGATTAGGCGAAAATGCGCTGGCTAGTGTGAGCTGGTGTGTAGCGCCGACGATGTGACTGCTGATGGTGCGTGTCTGGTCAGCGACAAACGTGAGCACGCCGGTGGTGTTGTCTAGTGTCGCCTGTCCGGCTAGCGCGCCAAACGTGACCGGGGCACCGTTGCGCAAGACCGCCGCCGTGTTGGGCACCGGCTTACGAAGGCGGCGGTCTTCAGCGAAAGAGCCGGTGCCGTACCGTTTGAACAGTTGATAGGTTGCAACGCCGAAGCCCTGCCCGGCCGTGCCCTGCTCCACCGTGCCGACGAGACCACGCATTACGCCGGTGCTGTGGGTCACGCGAAAATCCGCCCAGTCTTTGTACCTGAAGCCGTAGGCGGCACCGCGCGCCATCCGAAAGAAGGCGAGCAGCTCGTCCTTCTGCGCCTCGGTGCGGGGCGCATGCGACAAGTCGAAGCGCGCGCGGGACTGAGACCAGTTGATGTTGCGGCTCTCGAACCCGGCGCGCACGGTGACAATATCGGTGCTGTACCCCGGTCCACCGCTGGCCTGCACGCTGATGCGCTCCGGGAAGCGCGGAAGTTCCATGAAACTCATTGGCTACCCGTTTCGGCGGTTGGCTATAGCGAGCTGGCGCGACACGGCACCGGCGATCTGGTTGGCCGTCTGCCGGGTAACGTTGCTGCCGGGCGGCAGGTTGATGTTGATGGTGGGGCCGCCCATCGGGCTGATGGTCTGCCCGCTGCGGCCACCGAAGGCCAGCTCAGGCCCGCGCTCGCCGACCACCCCGAACCGGCCGGGCGGGATGAAGCCGCCGTCGGCGAAGAAGCCGGCGAACAAACTGCTGATGCTGCCACCGACGCCGCCGCCACCACCACTGAAAGCAGCTTTCAAGGCCTCAGCCAGCGGCTTAACGATCAGGAGCTGCGTGGTGAGTTTGAGGATGTCTTGCAGCAGCGCCTCGAAGAAGCTGCGCACACTGCCGCCACGCTCGATGAACGCGCCGACGCTGCTGGCAAATGTCAGGGCCAGGCCTTCAAGGCCGTCTTTCTGCTTTTCGATACCCTGACTGACCTCGCTGTTGAGCCCGAAGATGCGGGTGTACGCAGCATCATATTCCTGCAGGCTGATCGTGCCCTCAATTAGCGCATCATCAATCAGTTGCAGGTCGCGCGCCTGCTGCTCGGCTGCGCTGCGGCCCGTGAGGTTGGCGAGTCGCTGCTCGCGCTCAGCGACGGCCTGGTCGATTTCACGCTGGAGGCGCTGCGCGTCACGCAGGATGGCGACGTTGTTCGCATACTCGGTCAGCAATTGACGTTGCGCGTCGACCTGCTTAACGGTGGCCTTGGTTGCAACGTCCTTGGCGCGGGCGTTTTGCAATACCGCCTGCGCACTCTGGAGCGCGGCGCGGCCCTCGTTGCTGTAGGCCCCCTCGCCAAGCTTGAGCGCCTGGCGAAGCTGCTCGACGCGCTCTGAGCTACGCTTAAACTCGCTCGCGAGCGCGCGCAGGCCGCCGCCGAACTCACCGATCTTCCGCCACGGCGCTTTCGGGCCTCCGACTGCACCCCAGTCAATGCCGCGCAAGATGTCGAAAAACCGGTTTACGGCCGGCACCGCCTGCTCGGCGATAGTGAACTTGAGGCGCTCCCAACTTGCGCTTAGCTTGTCAAGCTCGCCCTGCAGGCGGGCGGCCTGCTTGACGGTTTCATCCGTCAGGCCGCTGAATCGCTCCAAGCCGTCGGCGCCCTGGTTGAGAAGCGGGATTAGCTTGGCGCCCGCTTTGCCGAATACCTCTACGGCAAGC